CTGTTGAAGATGAAATGCGTACCATCTTCCCAGACAAGGTTACTGAGCGTTACTCAGAGAAGACGGGCAAGCGTCTCAAGGATTCCGTTGAGGCTTTTAATCCCGGCTCTCGCAAGCAGATTGCTGAGCGGTTGTACGAGAAGTATGGTTGGTCAGCACCAAAGACAGAGAACGGTAATCCCAACGTGGATGCCACAACCCTCAGTCAACTTGATTACCCAGAAGCCAAGAAGCTTGTCGAGTACTTCGATGTTCAGAAGCTTATGGGTCAGGTAGACGATTGGGTTAGTCGCTCGTCGTACAGTCGAGACGGTCGTATCCACGGCTTTGTAAACGTACAGGGTGCTGCTACTGGTCGCTGCACACACTCGCAACCAAACGTTGCACAGGTGTCTGGCGATCATCGTGCCAGAGAGTTGTGGGTTCCACACGATGGCGAGGTTCTACTTGGGTCAGACCTTAGTGGTCTTGAGTTGCGTATGCTTGCCCACTACATGGCACCATACGACAAGGGTGCGTATGCCGACGTTATTCTTAACGGAGACATTCATACCCACAACCAACAGAAGGCTGGTCTTCCAACCCGTAACAACGCTAAGACTTTTATCTACGGCTTCTTGTATGGGGCTGGTGACGCAAAGATTGGTAAGATCATCGAAGGTTCATCTAAGCAGGGTGCAGCACTCAAGGAGAAGTTTCTTCGAGAGTTGCCAGCACTTGCTAAGGTCAAGCAAGATGTTGAGTTTCAAGTAGCCAAGCGTAGTGCGGTTAAATTAGTTGACGGTCGCTATGCACCAGTACGTAGCGCACACGCTGCACTCAATACCCTATTGCAAGGTAGTGGTGCTGTGGTATCTAAGTACTGGATGATCCTTGCTAACACCAGACTGAGGGAACGGTTTGGTGCCAACGTTGTCAAGCAACTAGCGTATGTGCATGACGAACTTCAGTTCTCCTGCCCATCAGCGATTGCTGAAGAGGCTGGCAAGATAGTTACTAATGCGGCAATCGAAGCGGGTACTAGACTTGCTATCGCTATGCCAATCAATGCGGAGTACAAAATTGGAAACAACTGGTCACAAACTCACTAACGCCTCTGTCGGATTCTACGACTTCGGTAAGATTCAGGGTAGGTATTTTGGATTGTTGGCTAAGATTCTTAACGGTAGCCACGTAACACACGCTGGCCTCATCCTTGAGGCTGGCGGCAAGGAGTACCACTTTGTAATCTGTAGTGCAAAACAAGAATGGGATGGTCGTATAGTACCAGTCAGTAAACTATACAATCTAGAAACCTTACAAGGTTTAGGTGCTGTCCTTATCGGTCGAACAGAAATGTGGATCACTGAGGATATGTCACTTGGGGATGCTATAACGGGGGCATCATCATATACCGACAGTAATGCTTGGGATATGATTTTCCATTACTTTGTTGGGCGGTTCATTGGTTTAACAAGACCACGGAATTGTACAACACATATCTGTTCTTTCTTTAATATCGAAGACTGCTTTACACCAGCAGAGTTGTATAGGAGATTCAATGATAACCATCTTATTGTCAGGCCAAGCGCGAGTCGGTAAGACTACAGCTGCTGAGTTTATTGCAGCGTATGCAAAGAAATGTGACTTCAAACCAATCATCCTCCCCTTTGCTAAGGCTATTAAGGATGAGGCATTAGCCGCTGGGTTTGACAAGGCAACTAAGCCACTAGAGTATCGTGCCTATTGTCAAGACGTTGGTGAGTCCAAGCGCAAGGAAGAGCCAGATTACTGGTTGAACTTGTTTAAGAAGGCTTGGAAAGAAGCCGCAATCAAGGATGCAAACGCAGCACAAGACGAAGAAAAGCTTTGGAAAGAAACCGTAATCATCGTTGACGATTGTCGGTACCTTAACGAACTTAACTTCGGTCGAACAAATGGAGCCATCACCGTCTTCATCAGCCGTGGTTCAAGAGACCTAGAGGATCAGAATGCTGATTGGCGTAAGCATGAATCAGAAGAGATGGCAAACCGATTTGAGGCTGGCGATAAGGACTATGTTCAGATGTTTGATTGGGTTATCAAGAACGAAGGAGACACCAAGCTTCTTCACTCCAAGTTAAGCGCACGTCTTCCTGATTGGTTGGGTCTTGATCCTCACTGCTATCTATCTTGTGATTGCCTTGGTTGTACAAAGACCAAGAAGGATGAGCCAATGAATCTTGATGAGTTCTTTGAAGAGCTGTTTGGAGACGATGAAGAATGAGTCTTGATACCGTTGCAATGATTGGTTACGAACAAGGAGAGTTTAGAGAGGCACCAGAGGATTGGTTCTCTGGCACCGATCTCCTTGTCCGTGGAACAAAGGGAACAGATAACTGGATTCGTGGTCGATACTACGATGAAGTTATTAAGCAGACCACTGGTTATACATTGTATCACCAACTTAAGAATGGTACCGTAAGAGACATCTCACGTCTCTTGAATGAGTATACCTTTGCCCACATCTCTAGTGTAGCGAATAGACGTGTACAAATATCTAACGAAGAACTGCAACAATTAAACAAATGGTTTAAGATAGCAGCAGAGAAAGGTTGTTTCCTTGAAGCTTGGTATTGATCATGCAATCTTAGACGGAGACATCATTGCGTATCGTGCTGCCTTCTGGGCAGACCAAGAGGGAGCTGAATGGTTAGATAGACGATTGATTGATGACGTTAAACGGTGGACACCACCGGGAATTACCAATATCACAATCGCTATATCTTGTTCACGTAAGGATAATATCCGAAAGGATTACCTCCCTAGTTACAAAGAACACAGAGAAGGTAGACCATCACCCGATTGTCTATCCGACGCTATTGCTTTCTTACGGGATAACTATAAGACAACTAGTGAACCACGACTTGAGGCCGATGACCTGATGGGTATTGCTAAGTCTGGATTCAAAGCAGTTTGTGTAACTATTGACAAGGATTTACAACAAGTTCCCGGCTATTCGTGGAAGCCGCGACTGAACCTAGATGACGCAGAGACTGAGATAGAATATACCTCAGTTTCTGACGCAGACTTTTGGTTCCATCGGCAATGGATCACGGGAGATTCGACCGATAATATCGGGGGTATTTGGAAGCTTGGCCCCAAGAAGGCCGAGAAGCTTCTGAATTCCACCCACCCCAAGAACCATACCGCCCTCGTCCTGAGCCTCTACGAGACCCGTAGCGACAAGGACGGCAAGCCGTATACCCTTGAGGATGCTGTAGCAATGGGACGCTGTGTCCGCATTCTACGGGATGGGGAAAATACCCCATGGCACCCATACGAGTAGTCCCTGAGTTAGAGCTAGGAAACAAGAAGATGACCGAATATAACACTAATACAACAACCTTTGACAACCCCAATAACTATACATCAACAAGTTCCGTCTTTGTGAAAGACACAGACGTATACATTAAAACAGGAAGACACGGCTATCCCTCCAGGGGAACCCAAGCAGCAGCTGGGTTTGACCTACGGGCAGACGTGTTTGAACCAATAAAGATCAAGCCTAATGAAACGGTTATGGTTTCTACTGGTATTCAATTAGCTCTTCCAGAAAACGTTTGCGCTTTGGTCTTACCAAGGTCTGGCCTTGCGGCCAAGCATGGCATTACCGTAGCAAACACACCGGGTCTTATTGACCCAGACTACCGTGGCGAGATTAAAGTTCTACTTCGTAATGAAGGAACCAATACATTTGTCGTTGAGGATGGCGACCGTATTGCACAACTTTTATTCACTCCCTTCTTTGCACCGTCCTTTGTAACCGTTGAGGAACTTAGCCAGACACTCAGAAATGACGGTGGCTTTGGCTCAACTAACGTAAAGTAATTATGAATACATTTGAGAATTTTATTGCTCTTAGTCGATACGCCCGATGGATTGAATCTGAACAACGTCGAGAGACTTGGGAAGAAACTGTTGATCGTTGGTGGAATTATTTCACAAACAAGGAACCAGTTCTTAAGGAACGACCAGACATCAAACAAGCCGTCTTGGATCGGGAAGTATTCCCATCCATGCGAGCGTTGATGACCGCTGGCCCTGCCTTGGATCGTGACCACACCGCTCTTTATAATTGCTCTTATCTAGAGATTGACTCTGTTGAGTCATTTGCCGAACTTCAATATATCTTGATGTGCGGCACAGGTGTTGGCTACAGCGTTGAAAGACGTTGTGTTGGTAAGCTTCCTCAGGTACCATCAACAATCGAACGTAAGCCAGATACCGTCATCACGGTAGAAGACTCAAGAGAAGGTTGGTGCAACGCACTTAAGGATCTCTTGATCTGTCTTTATCATGGCGTCCATCCAACGTGGGATACCACACTGGTACGTCCCGCTGGCGCACGTCTCAAGACATTCGGTGGCAGAGCATCTGGCCCCGGACCACTTGAGGCTGTGTTCAAGTTCATCGTCAACTCTTTCTACAAGGCTAAGGGTAGACGCTTAACAAGTCTTGAATGCCACGACATCTGCTGCGTCATTGCCCAGTCAGTTATTGTTGGAGGTGTTCGTCGATCTGCGATGATCTCCCTCAGCGATCTTGAGGACAAGGAGATGGCAGATTGCAAGAGTGGTAACTGGTGGCAAAGCCACTCGTACCGCGCACTTGCAAACAACTCCGCAGTTTATGCGGAGAAGCCAAGCCTTGGTAAGTTCATGCAAGAGTGGTCTTCACTGTATAATTCATTTAGTGGAGAACGCGGCATCCTTAACCGTGAAGCTCTTCAGGCAGTTTGCTCACGTGTTGGTCGTGGAGTACCAGATGGTGTCCATCTTGGAACCAACCCATGCTCTGAGATTATCCTCAGATCACTGGAGTTCTGCAACCTATCGACTATTGTCGTAAGACCAAACGATAGCAAGAAGGATATTCGACGCAAGATTGAACAGGCCACCATCATCGGTACCGTTCAATCAAAGTTCACCCACTTCCCATACCTACGGGAAGAGTGGAAGAAGAACTGTGAAGAAGAACGCTTGCTTGGTGTCAGCATGACTGGTATCTTTGATAACATGTTTACTGCGGGACAGACAAGCCCAATGGATCTCATTGGCTTCTTGCAGGACATCAGAGATGCAGCACAAGACATCAACGTTGAGTGGGCTAACAAGCTAGACACGGAACCAAGCAAGGCTATTACTTGCGTCAAGCCAGAAGGTACAACTTCATGCTTGGCTGGTTGCTCGTCTGGTATTCACCCACCATATGCACCATACTACATTCGACGTGTTCGCTTGGATAAGAAAGATCCGATGTATCACTTGATGAAGGATCAAGGCGTACCAGTAGAGGATTGTGTAAACAACCCAGACTCAACTGCCGTCTTCTCCTTTGCAATGAAGTCAGCACCCGGATGTAAGACAACCCAAGACCTCGATGCACAGACGCACTTGATCTTGTGGAGAATCTACGCAGACTATTACTGCGAACACAAGCCATCCGTAACCATTAACTATACCGATGACGAGTTCTTGCGACTTGGTGCATCGGTCTATGAGCAGTTTGATTATATTTCCGGTGTGGCATTCTTGCCAAAGGCTGAACACACCTATGAGCAAGCACCGTTTGAACAAATCACAGAAGAAGAATACAATAACTTCCCAAAGGTAGTAGTTGATTTCTCTCTTTTAAAGCAGTACGAAAAAGAAGATGAAACAAAGGCAGCACACGAACCAGCGTGTACTGCAGGAGGTTGCACAATCGTATGATCGAAGAAACACTAAAGGTAAAACTTGAGCGTGGTCTTCCAATGACCGAAGCTGAGTTTAGTCGGCTTGCTCGCCAACTTTATAATATGATGACCGCTCTAGAGAAGGAACTAAATGAAATCAAAGTATCCCTACCTAGACCCCGAATGGATTCCTTTGCTGAGGGAAATGATTTCCCCGACAAATCAGTACGATCCAAACCAAACAAGTGAATATCTAGCTCGTAGCCTTGCTTACCAAGCTGGCAAGCTAGATCTATTATCGAAATTAGAAGCTGTTGTTAGAAAGCAACAGGAGGATATGACAAATGGCTGATCCTTTTGTAAACTATAACGCAGCACTACAGGCGTTTATGCAGGGAGGCAGGACAGATACTGCCTCTCTGTATGAGGCCACGAATAGACTGCGACAAACTTCTTTTGTGGGAGAAGAAAGCACACCACTAAGTCGTTTCTATGATGACGTTGCACAACGTTATCAAGAAAAGACTGAAGCCGCCAAGATCGAAGAAGAGTCTATGCGTGAGAAGTATAACGCAAAGTATAAGGACGCTGAAGATCAGTGGCTTGGTGTTGCTAAAGAACAACTTCTTGAAAACATGACAGCTACTAGAGGTCGTGATCTATTAAGCCGCAGTGAAAAACAAAAACAACTAGATGAAATTTCTGCGATAACTTCTGTAGAAGATTTTAGAAAGAGATTTCCATCCTTTAAGATGCAGACTGAAGGCGGTAGTTTTAAATCTTCGGCCCGAAGAAGTCAGAATAGTGTGTTTAAAATTCTAACAGAAACGGGAGAACGCCGTCCGGCATCTGAAATCTACCGTAGCACGGCACTTCCGGGCTGGGGTAACTACGCAAAGGCTATGACTGATGTGGAAGTCTTTGGTTCCCAATCAGCATCCGCAAAGAAATCTGCTCAACAAGAGTTAGATAAACTTGTTAAAGAAAACGAACGAAGACAACGTGAGTTTAACGAATCTAAACAACAACTTTTAGAAAGTGCCGAAGCAATCGGGAGTACCAAACGTCCCGGATATGTTGAGCGGCCCTTATAAGGAGCTAATATGGGAGCGCCAAAAATCTCTGGCGGTATGACCGCCGCAGAACAGAAGGAGCTGCTCGCTGAAGAGCGGGAGTTTCAAAAAGAACAAGAAGAACGCCGCCGTCTCATGGCGGAAGAAGAAGAGAATAGACGCTTGGCTAGAGAAGATGCCGAAGAGCAACGACTCGCTGCCCAAGAAGCAGAGAAGATAGCCTCAGCAGATCGTGCCGAACAGTCATTGATCGAAGAAGCTGAGAGCATGGACAAGGATAAAGAGAAGGGTGTTATGGCCCTCACATTCTTTGAAGCCTTGAATAAGGGTGTAACTACCCAGAGGCCACAATGAATACACTAGCCGAACGCTTTCAGAGAATGCACGGCAATCGGCAAACTAAATTAAACAGAGCAAGGTATTGCTCAGCTGTTACTGTACCGACACTATTGCCGCCAGAAGGCTGGAGTGAAGGTACGTCATTACCCCAACCATACTCTTCGGTTGGTAGTCGTGGTGTAACGGGATTAGCAAGCCGAATCCTTAGTGCATTAATGCCTTTGAATGATACACCATTCTTTAAATTTCAACTAAGAGATGGTAGTCAGGCACCGCCAGAAATTCAACAATACCTAGATACCTTATCGTTTCAAGTATACAATAAGTTATCCTCTACAAATCTTAGAGAAACTGTATATCAAGCCCTTCAACATCTCATCGTTACTGGTGACGTGCTGATTGAAATGGATTCAGATTACTTCTTTACCATCTACCGCCTTGACCAATACTCCGTACAAAGAGATATCATGGGTGAGGTGCTTGAGGTTATTCACCTTGAGTATGAGGTAGATGATCCAGAGTTTATTGATTACTCATCGTACTCTGACATTGAACACAGAGTTGGTTACAAGACCTACTACTGCCAGTATCTTCGTCAAGATGATGGTACATGGGCATACTCGAAAGAGAATGCTGAGGGTGAAGTTATAGAGTCTGGTATCTATCTCGTTGTTCCTATGGCCGTCCTTCGATGGTACGCCATCGCTGGCGAGAACTACGGTAGATCTCATTGCGAAGATATCCTTGGAGATCTCAATACACTTGAGGCTTATACGAAAGCGCAGATTGAAGGCATGGCAGCTGCCAGTGCTTTCTGGATCGCAGTAGATCCTCAGGGTATTACAGAGGTCGATGATCTAGCCGGTGTTAGAAACGGATCATTCGTTGCTGCAAAGGCTTCGGATATCTCTGTCATCTCCCCAGCCGGAACCATTCAACCACAGGTAGCAGCAGCTGCTCAGGCTGTCGAGAACATGAGACGTGAGGTTGGTCAGGCATTCCTAATGACTGGTCAAGCAATTCCATCAGGTGATCGTGTTACCGCTACAGCAGTACGCATGATCGGACAAGAACTTGAAACGGTTCTTGGTGGTGCATTCTCTTCGATTGCACGTACACTTATGGAACCAATCGTCAAGCGTTGCATTGTACAAATGTTGGAAGATAAACTTCTAGATGAACGCCTAACAGAACAGTTCTTTGATAACGATGGTACCTTAACCGTCAACATTGTAACAGGTCTTCAAGCACTTAGCCGTGACTCCGATCTTCAGAAGCTTATGCAAATGGGTGAGATGGTTCGTAACCTTCCACCAGATGCGTTGGCTACCTTTAAATGGGACTCATACTCCAGTGCGCTTATTACAGCCCTCGGGTTTGACGCAAGAAACTGGGTTAAGTCTCAGGATGAAATTGCACAGGAAAGAATGGCAGCTCAATCTATGCAAGTACAAGCAGATACTGCTTCTGCTGTTGGTACTGGTATTGCTTCATCCGCCCAGGATTTAGCAAGTGCCGCTGTTCCCGCACTCATGGAGCAACAATTACAATGAACCCAATGAGAATTATTGGTGCAAGTAATAACGACATCAAGTCCGTAAATCGAGTAACGTATGTTATCGACACGGATGAAGTTGTTGCTTACGTAAATAAATCAACCTTACTTGGACGTTATCCAAATCTTTACTATGCGTATGAAGCTGTTCGTGGCGCAATGATGCGTTGTGGCTGCAGAGACATGATTGATGTCATCACAAAACCAGTAGATGTGGTTACAACACAAAACACCACAACGACGGATAACACAAATTTTACAACACCACTAAATGAAGTTGCATCATCTGGCGGGTCGTTTAATTATGTAACTGCTCAACTTCGGTTTGAAGGAATTCAGACAATACCGTGGGTCTTTTTTCTATTGTTTGATGTACCACCACAGGTTAGAATAGCATATAAAATAGGTGCATCAACAATTACGGCACCAGGATCACCAACAACCGCGTTGGCTGCTGGATTCCAATATATAAACTCTGGTGATCCTATTCTATTTCCTACCGGAAATGGAAGCAATAACAGATGGTTTATTCGAATCGCCCCCATGTGGGATGAAACTGCGACGTTTACCGTACCATCCTTTACCGTAAGTCTACGGGCAGCAATACGACCAGAAGTTGTGTATAGCTCAACAACCATAAATTTTAGCTAGGATTCCATATGCCTTTTATTACATATAACCCAACAAGTTTTACTACTCCGGCGTATGAGGATGCAAGATCTTTTGCTATCTGGGGTGTGTCGTGGTTTACAGAAACAGACCTAAGTCGCTTAGGTCCAGCAGCACCAGCCGTTGTTTGGATGGCTCCTCAGACTTTTAATGGTGGAGTACGTCGATCTGACCACACCGGAACAACGAACTTACCAACAGCTGTAACATCTTATATTGATAAGGTTAAACAATTCCCTAAGGGAAGACGTGTTATCATGCCACAGTATTGGTTGGATGACACTCTTGGTGGTAATGATCGCGCAAACAGTAACTACTATAAAACACTTGGACAGCAAATGGCAGCACACGGTGCTGCTGGTACTTTCATAAATTCCCCGTTCCAACGTTTACACCAATCCGTTGACTTTAAAACCACGTGGACCAAGTGGGTAGAGTTGTGCGAAACAAACGACGCAACGTTTGATTATATCATAGATGATCAAGAACAGTGGCGTTTGTGGGCGCTAAACAGCAATCAAATTATAGCCGATGCTGGTTGGACTGCGCCAACTTGGATGACTGATAAGGATGCTAGAGTACCATTCTCTATTATAAACGACGCACGTTTTGAGAATCCACTGTATGGCGATCCGGTTACAAATCAAAGCATGAGAGAGTTGTTAGTCTATTACACAAACATTGCGAGACCATCCTCTCCAATAGCTAATACACTATCGGCTGTTCAGACTGCATACGCTGATTGGAACATTACAGTAGCAAATCCAGGAATTTCTCCATACACTACCAATAGAAATCCTCTCTGGTATGCGTGGAGAAGAATGATGGGCCGCGTTCATATTCGACAACGTGTAGAGTTAGTTCTAAAAGAGACCATTCAAAAGCCGTGGTTTACTGGATTCTATTCTGACTATGGTGTTATTGGTGGAGAGCCGTGGGAAACTCCTTGGCTCATTCGCGCACAACACTACGCAGAAAACTATTTAGCACATCCTCTCTGTCGAGGAGCGCCAGAGCTATACGGATACGCTAGCAACATGCCAACAGTCTTTGGATATCACCCAACACCAACGACTGATATTCAAAGATATGGTTTTGTTCGACCAGCTGATGGAGGCGTTTTAACCAATGCTTTAGCCGGAGATGCTGGCCGCGTCATGTACTCCTTCATGGGAGATCTTGCTGAGGCTGTTGAAACATCTAGAGCAAACTATAGACGGGATTGGTCTGCATGGGTAGGCACACCACACTGGGCGTATGGTCCATCATTCTATCAGTTTGATGATCGTTATGCCTTTGAATTGTATTACCACCTTGCTTTATTAGGTTGCAACCCTTTCTGCATTTTCCCCGGAGAGGGTGAGATCCCAGAAGGAGAAAACCCATACGTATTGCCATCTGATATTCTTGTTGAGATTAAACGAATTACAGATAACGGTGGCTTACGACCATGTGACTCTACTGGTAATCAGTACGCCCCACCAGATAGATATGTATTAGCTGATTGTTTAACCGACAAGGGTATTGTTACGGGTGGAACAATTCAGCACGGACCAAAGAAGGGCCTAAATGTTTGGAGAATTACAGTACCTCCTCATATTATAGATGGTAGTGGCAATTCTTTCATTAACCTACCCGATGGAACAAAGTATCAAGTAGGACCAACTACAAGAGGTGCTTGGTACTTTGGTCAAACTAAACCAACTGTAACTATTACGACAAGTTAATTATGGAAAACACAGAACCAACGACTCCACAAGCAGTGGAACAATCAGCGGTTTCAACACCTGTTGACCGCGAGGCTAAGGCGTTTGAAACACACGTTATTCAAAACCAAATCCAAGTACCAGACAACTTCAAGTCTGTCGGGGATTGGTTTAACGCCCTTAAGTCTGCTCAAAAAGAGTATACCAAGGCTCGACAGGAAATCTCTGACCTTAAGAAGCAGATTCCAGTAGCAACACCTGAAGCTCCAGAGCAACCAAAGGAAGCCCCAGCTCCTGTGATTCCGGAGGAACTTCGCATTCCAGATAAGCTACCGGAGCAACCTCCTTCACCACAGCAGACAGAAATTCTCACTAAGGATGAATGGAACAAGTATTCAACTGAAGTTGCTGTCAACGGCACTCTATCTAATGAGTCACGTGAAGCAATCAAGACGAAGACAAAGTTACCAGACTACGTTATTGATGACTTCTTAGCGGGACAGAAGGCCCGTCTGCAACAGGCATACGGCAGCGCAGCAGAGGTTGTAGGAGGAAAGGATCAACTCGCCCGTGTATTCGATTGGGCAAGTAAGAACCTTTCATCCGAAGACCAGAAGTCTGTGAATGCCGCATTGTCTTCACCTTCTTGGGAGGTAGCTTTGCTTGGATTGAACGCTAAGTATCAATCCGCAGCAGCAAAGAAACCAACCGCAAATGAGCCAGTTAAGGCACCATCATCCCAAAAGGTTGGTGCTACGACGGCTACCCCAACGCTTGGAGCGTATGCTTCCAAAGCGGAATTTTATAAGGATCGTAAAGACCCCCGATTCGCGGGTGATCCACGATTCCGCCAAGCGGTAGAAACCCGCATGGCAAAAACAGATTTCAATTCACTAAGATAATAAGGATATAAAACATGCCAGGTACAGGACACGATGTAGTAGCAGGAGATCTTCCATACAGATCAGACGTAGCAGCAGGAATTTCAGGCCCAATCGCAGGTGCTAATAAGCTTTGGCTCAGCATTTGGTCTGGTGAAACCATTCACGCTTACGATGAATACAACATGTTTGAGTCACTTGTTGATTCAAAGACCATGAGCAACGGCGTTGCTATGGAATTCCCAATCACTGGTACCGTAGCTCTCAATGCTGCATGGGCCGCTGGTAAGGAACTTATTGGTTCAACAACCGACAGCGCCTCTGCGACCATCGCTATCAAGCTTGATAAGCGTCCAATCGCAGCACACTTCGAAATCGACAACGTAGACCTCATGCAAACTCAGTGGGAATTCCGCTCTGAGCTTGCACGTCAAGCTGGTCTTACCCTTGCTAATGCACGTGATAAGCAAATTGCTGCTTACGTTGCAAGAGCAGCAGCTGAAGATATCAGCTTCGCTGGCACTGCATGGGTTGGTACTGATGGTACCCTTCTAAACACAGATGATCCACGCTCACTTCCAGCTGCTCCAGTCTTCCTAAGTGGTAAGTTCTTCGACCTCGGTCGTTCGGCTTCTGCTTCAGCAGACCGCGCAAACGCAGCTCTCACAGCTCTCCAAGCTTGCGAAGACTTCGTTGTATACCTACAGACGATCAACGCACCAACCGATGGTGTTTACCTCGCCGTCGAACCACGCGCATTCCAAGACATCCGTGCGCTTGGCGTTGCACGTGCATCAACCGAAACTGTCAACATGCAACCAATGTTCGGTGGCGTTGCTCAGTCTGGCGGTCTTGGTGCTGCTCTCGCACAAGGTATGAACGGTCTCATGGACTCACTTGAGTACATGGGTGTTCGTATCATCAAGAGCAACCACCTCCCAACCTCCAACTTCTCTGGTATTGGTGAAGCACGTTACAACCTCGCATTCGGTAATGCTGGTGTATGCGGTCTTCTCTTCCAACGCAGCGCGGTTGCAGCTCTCAAGTTGCAAGGTCTCAAGGTTGATACCCTTGATGATGTCCGTCGCAACACCACCTTCACTGTCGCAAGCATGATGGCTGGTACTGGCGTTCTCCGTCCAGAATGCGCCGCAGTTCTTGTTAAGCCAACCGCAGATAACTGGCTAGCAACTGAAGTTACTGAAGCAAACTTTGCCGGTGCAACAACAGGTTCACCAGCAAACGCAAACTTCTTCCTTGGTGGTGCCGCCCCAGCTACTGGAAACACCGTAGCAAGCTACCTCCAAGCAGCTGGCTCTGGTGGCCTTGCTGCATCCAAGGCACGTCACGGCCTTCGTTGCAACTTCGGCGGAAACTTCAGCAGAGAAGTCGTAAACACCGCAGCGTCAGCCTTCCCCTACGCATAATTAGTGTAGGATACTTCTATTACTTTTGTAATGGAACGGTGATCATATATCTAGCCAAGAGTCCTCGAAAGGGGACTCTTGGTTTTTTTTTCTTTCTTAGAAAGGTAAACAACATGGGATACTTAACTAAACTAGATGCAGTAAATCAAATGCTGCTTGCTGCTGGAGAATCGCTTGTTGCGGATCTTAACGAAGCAAGTGGTATTGATACAGGAATTTCAGAATTTCTCTTAGACCAAGCCTCACTTGAATATCAATTAAGAGGTTTAGCTAATAACAAGATCATTAAGACAGTACAGCCAGATGCTCAAGGATACATTCTTTTGGGTTATCCAAACACAGACTTTGGTGGAGTACTCGATGCTAAGTTATTATCGTTACACCAAACAGAAGATGGTTCAGCCATCGTTGCCAGAGTACAAGAGGGAAATCCTCCAAAGCTTTGGAACATGACAGAAGACACCGATGTTTGGGTAGATGGTGATTATCGTATTGAGCAGATTAACTTCTTACAATACGACCAACTAGATACAAACTCTCAGCGTACAATTCTTTCAGCTGCTACCAGAAAGTATCAGCTATACACTCAAGCAGATCCAGCCGTAGACAACTACTTGGCACAACGAGAGATGCTTGATCGTATGCGGTCACGTGCAAATGATATCTCAGCAAAGCAAAGAACCATTTGGGCAAACGATGTCTCTTATGCAGCTGGCAAACGACCGCCATACTTTGGTACAGATCCTGCCGCAATTAGACGAGGACTAATATGAAAATAACAATTCCTGTTTACTCATTAAGCGGGGGTGTAAGCCGACAGCCAGACTCAAAGCGTACTCCCTTTGAGGCACAGGAGATTGATAACTGCTTCGTCACAGTAGAGAAGTCTATTGAGAAGAGGGCTGGCTTTAAGGTTCTTGATAGCAATACCGGAAACTATGATCTATCATTTCTTCCGTTAACTGTAGACCCAGCATTCGTTTGGTATACTATTAACGATGAAAACAGATATCTCTTAATCATTGACCGTAGCGCATCTGGTGCAACAACTAATATCTTATATGTTGTTAAGCTAACAAGCGATGGTTGGGTAAACGAAACACCAAACTTTCAGTGGGATTCAGAAGACCCATCTCTAGAGTGGGACGGCTCTACCGCAATTCTAGACGGAGATGTTAGGTATCCAATCCATCAACTAGCATTACAAGAGGGTGGATTAGATACACTTCTTGTTAGATATAACACCGTAAAATCGCGTGGTATTATTTCACGATACTCAAGAGCCTACCTTACACACGAAACTGGAAACGCACAAGAAATCATAAAGTCATTACAGTTTGGTACTTCAATCGTAATGTTGAATACCAAGGTATATGCTGGCTTTACTTCGGGGACCAGTGGAAAGACAGTAAATCTCAACGGTCAAGAAACAACCGAAGACGATTTAGTTGGTCGAGCTGTTACGTACTATACGTCAGCTCGCATTCGTAAGACAACCAATGGTCGTTTGTATCCAGAAGGTACAACCCTAAACGATGGTGAGGCATGGGATACTGGCTTCATTGCTAAGCAGATTCCAGTTGAAGATTACATCTACGGGGATTTTGATAAGCCTTGGTTGGGTCAATCAATGGCTAACTTCTCTGAGATTCGCTTTCCACCAGATAAGAATGACTGGAAAGCCATCAACAAGAACTTAGATACAACGCCTGTCGATGCTAAAGCAAAGACAATGTTGGATCTTTTATATGATCCAGATGCTCCTCTAGGTTCTCTACAAGAAGGCGATGGAAAGGTCTACTTTACCGCAGCTCCATACCTTTCGGTTGATGCGGGGTATTACCGTATCGTTTCGTTCCCAGAAACAGAAGCTTATGGTGGTTCTGTTATTGGTCCGGGAAAGCCATATACGCAACGTGTACGAACTCCCGATCACTGCAGCGTTCTTGATAAAGCAAGAATGCCACAGAGGATTACCTTTAACAACGGTAAGTTCACGATGGCACCTATTGATTGGGCTGCTAGAACTATTGGAGATCGGGAAACAAATCCTGGACCTTCGCCATTCCTCACATCAACGAGACAAGCAAGACACATTCAACTAACAGCTCTTGCTAACTTTAGAGATAGATTGTTTATTGCCGCTGGTGATATTATCTTCTCATCTCAACTTGGTGTATTAGAAGATCTATGGATTAAAGACCCATCAAACGTTACCACAGCTGACCCAATTGATATTCGCGCAGCGAGTAACTCATACGCTGAAGTTACAGCGATGATTCCATTCAATGCCTATCTCTTTATCAATACAAAGTCAAATGTTCAGTTCGAACTAAAGGGTGATAGTAATCTAATCTCTCCACTCACAGCAGAAATCTCTGCGACAACATTCTATTCTACAGCTGAACTTGTTGATCCAATTAACCTTGGCAGTAATATTTACTTCTGGGATAGCCAGAGATTGTACATTTACTTGAATCAAGACAGTAGAGAATTCAATACCGCCTTTGATTTATCACAGGGTATTCGAGGCTACTTGCCGTCTACCTTTAAATCAATCGCTGTAGCCACAGCTAACAACCAACTCATTGCTGTAGACGGTGCAAACACACACCACCTTTACTTCTATGGCTCACGTTTCATGGGTGATGAGATTCGTCAATCAGCATTCTGGCGATATACGCTATCGGATGTTGAAGATATTCAAAGCATCAATACCTATAAAACAATTCTGTATGCTATTACCAAGAGACAGACAACTAATGCAGCTGCTTGGTATTTGCTTGCACATGATTTAGAAGACCACGAAAACCCAAGACTAGATAACTTCTCAGACATTGTTCTAACAGAAAGCAATTGCACAAGTGTTGGTATGACATCGACACTTATCGTTCCTTACGTCTTAGATACCACACAAGATGTCTATGTTGTATTGGAAGAAGATTGGGAAGGTCTAGCCGGATCGGTCTTCAAGGCAGCTGCTAGCTCCGTTGTTGGTTTTAATACCGAACTTACTATTGCTGGTATCTCTTTACCAGACCATGTAGGAAAGACAGTCTTTGTTGGTTCTGGTTTTAGAATGAACGTCGAGTTGTCAAAGCAATACTACAGACAGAATGATGGAAACATTATTGAGGGTGTTGCAAACCTTAAGACCTTACACATCAGGCACAACGACACAGGTACATACCGTGTTGAAGTAACCAGACGTGGAAGACCAACACCACTTATCAGTGAATTCTCTGCAACCAATACCGAAACCACAGAATACAGAGAAGGTAACGGAACGTTTGTTGCTAAGGTATTTGGGTTTTCTGATGAGACAACGGTTCGTTTAATCTCTGATGGTGTTACTCCATGTAACATAACCCAACTAGAATTTAGAGGAACCTTTAATAAGAAATCAAAATCATTGAGATAATCTATGCCTACAAATCAGACTTCAGTAACAACAACAGTACAAACAACGTATGTGTTACCGATCTCCTTCTCAGCCTTAACGATGGCAGACGGAATCGGAATGCAAGAACAGTTGTTAGTATTTAGACCAAACATTGACTCTATCTATGGGTCATCACTAACCATTGAGGACTATCGCGGTCTTGGTCAAATCGCTTCCTCTTGGCTCACAATCAACACCACAACAAGACAGATTACAGGAATCTCTATTCCACCGTCAGCAACCTATACCCTCAGTACAGGTGCTACAGTGGCATATCCAGCTCTTGTTGCGGCAGAGCCTCTTATTGTTTTACGCTCTGTAGTTTCATCAGAGCCTTATGTTGATTGGGTAACTGGATCAAGAATCACAGCTGACCAGCTTAATCTTAATACGTCACAGCTCTTGGCTGTATCGCAAGAACTTAAGAATTCCTTAAGTGATAAGATTGGTCGTGATGACTTTGATGCTATCGTTAATCCTCTCACAGAAGACTTGAATTGCAATACTAAGAAATTAACAAACCTTGCAACACCAACTTCAGCATCGGATGCGGCAACTAAGGCATACGTAGATGACGCTATTAACACAGCCGTCACAATCAAACTTGGTCAAGCCAACGGTATTGCAACTCTTGATTCAAGCAGTTTGCTAACCACATCACAGCGTCCTTCCTCAACGTCCGTACTACCCGGATCATTCTTCTCTAAGGCTACCGCACCTGTTAGAACAACAGGTGGCGATGGTCTGTACAAGCATGGTTCAATCTGGTTCAATACATCAACTGGTCGGTTGTTTGTATACATTCCAGATGATCGGTATACTGGATTATTAGACACACATAACGGAGACATTGGCTATTGGGTCGATGTTTCCTCACCCGCATTGTGAGGCATTCTTGGCTATTAACTTTCCAAACGCTCCCGCAGATGGAGCAACATACACTGAGGGTAGTGTTCAATGGCAGTACTCCAGTTCTAATAATGCTTGGACAATGATCACCACGGGAACCGTTGGCATTGACAACGGGGTGAATCACGATCAAGAAGTTGTCTTCTTAGACCGTAACGTCACAAATCAAAACATTCCTACAGCTGGTGTTGGTCTTACCTATAATCCAACAACCAGAAAGCTTGGCATCAAGGCCAACGTATCTCAAGCAAACAACCTATTCGAACTTACGAATAGTTCAGACGTAGTTCTTTCTGCGTTCAATGCTAGAGGTATTCTCAACAAGGCTGGTCAGATCTATTACCAAGGCACTTCGCCAACGGTTGATGCTGCTGATACAGGTCAACTTTGGTATAACACGGCGTCCAGTACACTTAATATTTGGACTGGTTCCGTATGGTCATCTGCTGGCGGTGGCGTAGACATTGCCTCTAATCAGGTTATTACTGGTGCCAAGTCATTCTCAACTAACGTTACCTTGGGCAGCAGCGCATCTTTAGTTGGTGAGTCATCGTTGGTGTTTAAGCCAACGAACACCACAGCATTAACGCTTACAACCACAGCAGCAACCTTTGCTGTGCCTGTAAACTTCTCAGCTGTTGGAGTAGACGTTAAGAACGCTGTTGTAACCAAGGCAGATAACATGACGGTTGATGGGGTTAAGACCTTTAGCGGAACAATTAATGCCGCTGCTGGTATTCTTATGAACTCAGGTTCTGGAACAAGCAGAATCTTTTCATCAGCTGCCACATCAAGTGGTGCAATAACAAATAATCTAGTTATTCAACCAAGCCAAAGTTCAACTGGTCGATACATTCAGCTCAATTCTAACTCAGATACTCTTGCATCGCAAGGTATTACAATTAGACCTAAGAATGAAAATAATCAAGGCGACTTAAACGTAATTGGTAATACAAAGATTACTGGTAATCTAGAAATTACTGGATCGTTTACCGTACCAACTACTGTTGCAACTATTGGTGCGACATCTATTGGCTCCTTTAAATCACAGAGTGGCACAGGCGATGGCAATATTAATACCGTTCCAGTAGACATTGGACCACTCAGCTTTAGTCACACCCTTGATACCTCGACTTGGCTTCCTACGACAACCGTATCAAATAACTCATCTGCTCCTATATCCTTTTATTACAAGCGAGAGCAAATAAAGAATACTGGTATTTCAACCTATGGTATTCATAAGTTTAAGGTCTTTGGTAATAAGTCAGTAGTTATTCCAATTACAAGTTTAAGTGGAATGACCGCAGACCCAACGGCTTACGAACGAACTACAGTTGTCACACACAGCATAGCTGTTCAGCTAGCTGGTCAAACAGACGCACCCGTTATTACGAGTTTTACAATATGTCCGGGTTAACAGTCGAGCAGTTATTAGCCGTCATTACGGCAGTTGTTATTCCTATTTCGGTTTCAACCTATTGGATCGCAAACCGTCTATCATCTCTAGAGACTGCGCTTAAAATGCAAAAAGAAGTGACAGACCTAGAGCAAAGACAAGTTCTCTATCGTGTTGATAAACTAGAAAAACACGTCCATGAAATTAGAAACGTCTTACAAGCACTCACTTTTAAGTTAATGAGAGGAGATACATTGGATGACGATTTTAAGACTCCTACTGGTTTGTAGCTTTCTTTTTGGTTGTTCTTCGGTAAAGAAGATCCAGGCGGGTTCGAATACTATTAACACAGCATCAACGACAACAACCAAGGCTTTGGAAGAAATTAAAGAAGCTGCTATTGTTGCCGATCATAGTTTAGAGGTTATCTATGAGAACGTCAAAGAAATCCCAGCGGCAGAAGAAATCAAACAACACGTCGCAATCGCCTCAGAAGCCCAGCAAACGATCATTGAAAGATCCGATCAAGGGCTTTTGGAACAGGCCACGATCTCTTCGACAGTTAAAGAAATCATCGAGGCAACCTCGTCGGTGAAAGATGCAGAACCGTGGTGGGCTGTACTATTGCAGTACGCCTCAGTTGCGGTTATTAGCTTGTCTGTTGTAATTATCTTATGGCAGACAGGCGTTGGTTTAGTTATTCGACGGCTTATTGGATTTATTCCCACAGCCAAGAAGGAAGAAGCAAAGATACTAGATGAGGCTTTGTCATCAGAGTCCGAAACAACTATCCGCGAAGCTGTTGCAATGCTTAGGGCTAAAGACCCAGAGCTAAACGAAGCTTTTAAACGGAGAAAGAAACGTGCCAAACTATAAACGTACTGGAATTAAACCACCAGATCTTGATTTGCGTGGTAGAATTTCACGTATTTATACCAACAGCAACGGAGATCTGGTATTTGAATTTGCTACAGGAAACATAACTGTAGTTCAAGGCGGTGGTACTTCACCCGTCTCTTCTATTCTGGACGGTGGCAACGCATTAGCCGTCAACACAAATGATATTGATGGCGGCAACGCTCTTGCAAATAACGTAAATGATTATGATGGCGGCGATACAGACGCTAATGTCATCTTCCCACCATAAGGATAATACATGAATGACTTAATTCGAATACGGCGTGATACATATACAAACTGGGAATCAGCAAATCCAGTTCTTCCGTTAGGTGAAATTACATACGACAGAACCAACGCTGAAATTCGCGTTGGTGATGGTACGTCTAATTGGCTTTCTCTTCCCACGATTGGCTCAGCAAGCCTTGCTGATGGAGACAAGGGTGATATCGTTGTCTCGGCGGGTGGAACTACTTGGTCATTGTCTTCAGCCGTTGCTGCGGATATTGCGGCAAAGCTAGAGGCATCCGATCTCAACCTTGGTACCTCGACCACCCCCGCTACTACACCCCTTCAGATTAGACGCGGTGCCACATCTAGCTGGACAGGAATTATCCTAGCAGCTGGTGAAATTGGCTTTGACTCATTACTAAACGAAATTCGTATTGGTGATGGTACTACTGATTGGGATAACTTAGATCCAGTTGGTCTTAACAAGTTACAGAATCTCTCACTTGAGCAGATCGGTGACGTTAACATTACCAACCTAGAGATCGGAGATTTTCTTTCTCACGATGGAATGGATTGGGTTAATACTCCAATTACCTTCCCAGCGGTTGACCTTGACGATCTAACCTCAGTTACCCTTACGTCTCCAACTCTAGGTCAAATCCTACAGTTTAACGGATCGGCTTGGGTAAATGCTGCAGCACCTACTGGCGGTCCCGGTGTAACTCTTGGTGCTAAGAATGACATCACTGTTGTTGGGGAAAACGATTGGCAAATCACAACCAATAGTATTGAAACAGCGATGATTAAGAACGCCAACGTCACGGTTTCAAAGCTTGGCGGTACTGGCATTACAGTCGCTGGTAAAGAGCTTTTAAATATCGCGGTTGCAGCTAACGATCAAATTCTAGTCTATAATGAAGGTGAAGTTCGTTGGGATCCAACCGATCTTACTACCGCCGTTGGTGGTCCAGCCTTAAACGCTGTTGCTCAAATTACCAACGTTCCTAACGGAGTTCTTGGTATCTCTAACGAATCTATTGTTGATCCAAGCTTCCTTGGTTATGGTCACTTAACCACAGAACGTCAGGTACTCAGTAATACTTCTTGGATTCCAGAAGATCTCTATAAGAATCCAAATACAGAGACCGTAGCATATACGGATGGAAAGACCGCTGGTAACTGGACAACACTAACTACAACTGGTGCAGTTCAATTTAACTCACCGGGTCAAACAGCTATTATTTCCGCTAAAGCCACAACAGTTAATTCAACCGGACAACTTAAGCTTTTAGAAACAAATAAGTTAATTGATACTTCAATCAAATTAACTTCTCGGGTTCGTGTACGCGGTACTGCTGTAAGCCCAAATACTAATTATGTTGTTGGTTTTTATACAACCACCGCAAGCACAAAGAGATTTGCTGCTGTTGGTATTAGACCAGGACAAACAACATGGCATGTTATAGAAAAACCAGTAAGCTCAGAACCGGGATCCGTCTACGATAGTGGAATCAGCGCGTTAGAGTGGGTTAACATTGACATTAGTGTTAAAGACGGCTTGATTACGTGTCTAGTAAACGAAAGCGTGGTTGCGGTCTTAACAGCATCTAACTTTGGAACTACACAATATAATATTGGTTGTTCTGTGTTTTGCGAAGCTTCAACAACACCACAGCCAGAACTTGAAGTTGATTACTTGCGTTGTTATATTCAAGAACAACCAACCGTATCTACAAGATTGCTTGAACAGTCCAACGCTGCTACTGGTGAGGTTTTAAACTGGAATGGTACTAATTGGGAACCAACAGATGTATCTCAGATTGTTATTCCAGCTGCTCTTGATGCCGTTTTTGAAACAAAAGATATTGCTAATGGCTTGCTTGGTATTTCAAATAATAGCCTTGTTGATCCAACCTTCTTAGGAAAATCCTATTTAACAAATACCCAACAAGTATTAACGAATACCGGGTGGATACCATCGTCGCTATACACTAACACTAATACACAAACAGTGGCTTATAGCGACGGAACGGATGTTGGTAGTTGGTCTATACCTACCCTTACTAGCGGTAGTGTGACTTTTAATCCAACTGGAATAATTGCGGCATACGCGGCAACGGCGGATTCAACGGCCAGCGTAAAACTACCAACAATACAACGGATTACAGATACTGCGACAGATTTTACAGCAAGAGTTCGTGTTCGTGGTGCCGCAATCACACCAAACACAAGTTATGTAATCGGTTTCTTTAGTTTAACACCCAGCACTAAGCTATATGCTGCGGTAGTTGCCAAAGATACATCAACATGGAAAGTTATCTCTAAACCCGGCGCAACAGCAACAGAAACAAACACGACAGTTTCCGTACTAAACTGGACCGATGTTAGAATCACGACCAATAACAATCAAATTAAATTTTATATTAACGGCACACTAATAACCACCGTTAATGCGTCTGATTTTATTGGTGTTAGTTTAAATCTTGGTTGCGCTGTTTATTGCGAATCAGCAGTATCTCCACAACCAGAGCTTGAATTTTCTAGTTTACAAACCAATGTTATGGTTTTGCCTAATATTTCTCCACGAATTATTGAGCAAGATGGGGCAACCTCTAATCAAGTCCTTTCTTGGAACGGAACAAAGTGGACCCCAGCAACTGTAACAACAGGTCCAAGTGGAGCCACAACTTTAAGCGATCTTACAGATGTTACCATAACCACCCCAACACAGGGTCACTTCTTGTGGTACGATACTGGCGAGTGGAAGAATAATTTTCTAACTCTAGATAAGGCATTCGATGTTGATGTGTTTACTGGGTTGGCGAATGAACAAGTTCTTGCCTATGATGGAAGTGCCGGTTTGTGGCAAAATAAGAATAAGATAACGCTAGATAGACTTTCCTTTAATTTCACACCTTCAGCCTTTTCTGTTCTTGAGGGTCAGATTTTCTACGGGCAAACAGAACAAGCTCTAGTAGCCTCCCTTAATGGAAACGTTAAGGCTAAGATCGGCTTAGATCAATACGTTAAGGTATGGAATAACACCGGAGACGATATTCTATCTGGTCGCGTTGTTCGTGTTACTGGCGGACACGCATCAACAATGTTAACAGTAACCTTAGCAGACGCAACGTCTGAAGCCAATTCTTCAGCTACAGTTGGTGTTGCCGCAGAACTTCTCCCCGACGGTGGACCTGGATATGTAATTACCAGCGGATTACTTCGCGGTATTAATACAAATCTTCTTGTAAACGGAATAAACCCACAAGAAGGTAACGCTATCTGGCTTGATACCGTAACTGGTGAGATGACAGTTGATAGACCAATCGCACCAAACCACGGTGTCTTTATGGGTTGGCTTATTAAGAAAGCGTCTGGAGCGGCTGGTGAAATCTATGTTAAGGTTATCAACGGACATGAACTAGATGAAATTCACGACGTTAGTATTACAACACCAACCAATGGACAAGTACTAAAGTATAATGGTACGCTTTGGGTAAACTCTGATTTACCAACGCACACTCATGTCATCTCAGACGTTACTAACTTACAGACAACGTTAGATGGTAAAGCTGCGTCGAGCCACACTCACAGCGGTTCAGATATTACTACAGGCACGGTACCCGCAGCTAGACTTGGCAGTGGTACAGCTGATAACACCACATTCTTGCGTGGTGATAATACTTGGCAAACCGTATCAGGAGGAGCCTCTAACCTAGATGGCCTTACTGATGTTACCATTACATCTGCCGCACAAGGTAACTATTTATGGTATGATTCTGGTACTTGGAAGAACGATTTCTTCTATTTAAGTCGAGCAGCTGATGTTGGAAACTTAACATCCACTGAAGGAGATATTTTAACATTTACTAGTGGCGAGTGGATAAACGTAAATTTTAATGATTTCCTTACCGACAACCAAGTAACCGTTACCCAGCTTGCTCCTTCCGCTACTCCTGGAAGATTATACATGTCTTCTGGATTAACTACATCCGGAACTGAATTAGTGTCTGTTGTTAATGGTAGTTTTATTGCTACAAACACAATTGATGCAGTATTTGAAGATCGCTCAATCGGTACGCCATCAAACATAGCTAAGTGGAAGTTCGATGTAAAAGACTCGTCTATTACAACAACAAAGCTTGGTGGAGATATTACATCAGCTGGTAAGGCATTATTAGATGATGCTGATGCGTCTGCTCAGAGAACTACACTTGGCTTGGGAACTGCAGCAACATCTAATACAAGTGCTTTTGCTGCTGCCTCACACACTCACGCAGCCGCTGATGTAACAAGCGGTGTGTTTAATACTGCTAGACTTGGTACAGGAACTGCAAATACCACAACCTTCCTACGCGGAGATGGTAGTTGGCAATCTGTATCTGGTTCTGGTATGACTTTTCAACAATCCGTAAGAATAGCGGCATTATCTTTATGATTCTATCAACAACTACTCAAACACTAAGTGTAACAACAACAACCACCAGCGAAATTGATATTTCAGTTTCGTTTTTAACTTTAACGGCAACCGATCTTACACCAAGTTCTCAAGAGTCGCAGATTACCTCAGCAACGAGTACTACAATTTGCTCAGCTCCAGCTGCAAGTAGTCAAAAACAGATTAAGTGTATTACTCTTCTCAATGTTGGGTCTACCTCAAATAGCGTTACGGTAAATAAGATTGATGGTGGAGTCACGACAACAGTCTATAGAACAACACTACAGGCTGGTCAATCAGCTGTCTACTCTATTGATGGCGGTTGGCAACGATTTGATTCTAACGGTACCCCGATAACCGAACCAGCTAGTAAGGTTGGTATTCAAACAGGATATGCCAGTTACTACATCAAATCAGGTGCAACAATGGAAGCTGCTGGTGTTCCTTATCTTTTCGCAAAAGATGCTGGTATGCCCGGAGCATTTACTGCATCATCTGCTGGTATCAACGGAGAAGCTTGGTCAAATACCAAGGCTGGTAGCTTACCAGTAATTGTTAGCTCTGGAACATTATATCTAAGTTCCTTTAGCGTAACAGCTAACCAGACAGGTATGTACGGTTTACTTGATATTCTGTGGATGAATAGCGGCCTTAACGTAACCACGACTACAGCACAGACTATTACTCCAGCAACAGCTGCAGCAAGAGATAACAACGGTACATCAAACGGTCTTGGTGTTATTGCAGCTATTTATGTATCCACAGCCACCACAAACGCTGGTGCTGTAACTAACACAACGATTTCATATACGAATCAAGACGGTGTTCCAGGTAAGACAGGAACAATTCCATCATTCCCCGCAACAGCCACAGCTGGATCTATGGTCTTTGTAAACCTAGCCGCTGGAGATAGTGGAGTACGAAGTGTTGAAAGCGTTACTTTGGGTACTTCATACGGTGGTGGTGCAATTCACCTCGTTCTTGTTAGACCTATTGTAATTGGACCTGTTACAACATCAAACATTGGTTACTGCTCTTCTATTTCGGATTATAAGTCTGTAAAGATTTTACCAAATAGCTTCCTTGTTCCGTGGACTATTCCAACTGGTACAACGGCTACAACAATAGCTGGACTTGCAAACTTCGTAGAAGTATAATACTATGCCAAACCCACTATTTAATGTCGATAGAAGACCATGCGCTCACCTTGCTGGTCTTGACAACATTATCGAACAACATTAGCTCACCAGAAACACAAGCCATTATCCAAGATTGTGTTGATTGGTGGTTATATTATTTCCAGGATTGCGGTTACGTATATCAAAGTTTGATCTACCACAACAGTTACGCAATTCAAAAGCATATTCACAAAGGCGTGATGCAAGGTCTTGGTTACTGGCCCGTAAGCGATCCCGCACCATAAGGAAAAACAAATGATTTTAGCTTCATTCGAATCGTTACTTGGCAGCATCTGGTTTGCTGGTCTTGCTTTAGTTGTCGGCTACATTGCCGCACACATTGTTCCAATCACTGCCCTTGCAAAGCTTTTCAAGGGAGGCAAGTGATGCCTAAGGTTGGAAAGAAGGAATTCCCATATACTGCTAAGGGTATGGCAATGGCTAAGGCCGCTACTAAGAAGAAGCCTATGAAGAAGGCACCAAAGAAGAAGAAGTAATGTCTTCTGCAAAGCGATCCAACGAAACTAAGTGGAAAAAGATTGTGTCTAAGGTAAAGGCTGGCTCCAAGGGAGGAGATTCCGGAGAGTGGTCTGCACGTAAGGCACAACTTGCAACAAAGCTTTATAAGGAAAGCGGTGGAACATACCGTGGACCTAAATCATCAAGTAATTCTTTAGCAAAGTGGACTAAGCAAGATTGGCGAACCAAGTCTGGAAAGCCTTCCAAGGAAACAGGTGAACGCTATCTTCCAGCCAAGGCTATTAAGGCATTGTCCTCCTCTGAGTATGCAGCAACGTCTGCAGCTAAGAGGGCTGGTACAAAAGCTGGTAAGCAGTTCGTCAAGCAGCCACGAAGCATTGCAAAGAAAACGGCAAAGTATAGAGGAAACTAATGCCATTTAAAAGCAAAGCACAGCAAAGATTTATGTTTGCAACCATGCCCAAGACGGCTAAGAAATGGGCTAAGGAAACGTCAAACATCAAGGCATTACCAAAGAAGAAAAGGAAAAAGAAATGAAGAAAACCCACTCAATGAAGTCCGAATTTAAGAAGCATGGAAAGAAGCACGAAAAGGCAGAATCCAAGGCTTTTGAAAAGAAGGAAAAGAAGGTTTACAAGAAGAAGAAGAAGTAATGCCAAAGAAACCATCAGTCTCCATGACCAAGAAGGATAAGAATCCAAAGGGTGGTCTTACCCAAGCTGGTCGAAACAAATATAACAGAGCAACTGGATCAAACCTAAAGGCACCTGTTGGCCGTGCGCCAAAGACACCAGAGGAAATGCGTAGACAGGGTTCATTCTTAGTTAGAATGGGTTCTGCAGCTGGACCACTAAAGGATGAGAAGGGACGTAAGACCCGACTCAAGCTAAGCCTAGAGGCATGGAATCACTATGGTGATAAAGCTTCTGCGGTTTCAAAGGGTCGCCGCCTTCTTGAGCGATACCAGAACAAAAAGAAAAAGAAGTGACACATGGACAAGGGAATCAATACACTAAAGGATCTTCTCATTGATTGTCTGATTGAAGATCTTAGCGATCCCGATAAGCGATCACCTGGACTATATCAAGTAGTTGCACGGGTAGTTGCAGATAATAAATCAGACACAATTCCAGCCGTCAGGGCTGAAACCTTAGAGGGACTATCTCCCTTTAAGCTCAAGAAACAAGCCTAGTCCGCATAGACAGCGCAAGCTGGGACTAGTCTATATTGGCCGCACCCGCTATGATAGGCTGGTGTATTATGGCCGCTCTACCGGGCAATCAATTGCGCCGGGAATTTCGCTACGGGAGGGTAGATCGGTAGGTCTACCCTCCTATTTGAAAGGAGGTACTCATGCAAGTACCAGATGAAGTCTTAGAAGACTTTCGAAATCATTGCTTCTTTTGTATGAAGTACCTAGGACTTGGTGAGCCAAGCCCACTTCAGTATGCAATCGCTGAGTGTGTACAGAATGGCCCCAAGGATATGCAGCTCCAAGCTGGTCGTGGTGCTGGCAAGTCAACCATCGTTGCTATGTATGCTTCGTGGTTATTGTTAAACAACCCAAACACAACAATCATGGTCTTGTCTGCAACACAGGACAAGGCCATCAAGTTTATTTCTCAGGTTCGTCAGATCCTGAGTTTAGTACCCTACATGAAACACCTACTTCCAAAGGAACATGATAAAGACTCAGCCTTTGGTTTTAATGTTGGTATTCGGGATAAGGTTGGTCAGGACTTGTCTTGTTATGCCAAAGGTATCACAGGACAAATTACAGGTAGCCACGCAGATTATGTGTTGGCTGATGATATTGAGATTGAGAAGAACTCCGACAGTCCTCAAGCTCGACAGAAGTTGTTAGATAAGTTAACAGAATTAGAACAGATTAGAAACCCAGTTCCATACGGTAGGATTGTATTCTTGGGTACGTATCAAAGTACGGATTCAATCTATCTACGTCTACCCTATGAGATTGTAAAGTTTCCTGCTGTAATTCCAGATCCAGAGATTGAGTCTCAGTGGTTACACTGTCACGAATACATCTCTGATCTTGAGGGACAACCCGGAGATACTGTAGATCCCATGCGCTTTCCTCAGCACATTCTAGAGGAACGTCTAGCTAAGATTGGACCACGGCAGTTTGCTTTGCACTACTTGCTTGACCCATCCCTTAGCGATGCCAGCAAGCATCCTCTAAAGCTTGAGGATCTTGTTGTCATGGATGTATCTCCAGAGGTGTTCCCAGAGAAGGTCGTGTGGGCAAGAAACAAGCCACTAGACATTCCTAGCTATGGCTTGAATGGAGATCTATTGTATGGCCCTATGTGGGCATCTGCTACGATGACCAAGTATGTTGATACCAGATTGTGTATCGACCCCTCTGGTCGTGGTGCAGACGAAACGGCTTACTGTGTGGCATCCTTCGTGAATGGATACATTGTCATCCACGAACTGGATGGTCTACCCGGTGGCTATGATGATATTACTTTGGGTCGAATTGCAAAGATTGCAAATCAATATCAAGTATCAACCATCATGGTCGAAGCAAACTACGGAGACGGTATGTTTACGTCACTGCTTAGACCTATCGTATATGGAATCTGTGGTCGTGTTGCGATTGAAGAGTTCAAGGTATCTGGAGCTAAAGAGAAAAGAATCCTAGATACACTAGAGCCTGTAATGTCTCAACACCGATTGATCTTTGATACCGAAGCTATTCGATCAAAGGAAACACAAATCCAAATCTCAAGAATGCAAAATAAGCGGGGAGCGTTAAAGCACGATGACCGTGTTGACGTTCTCGCCAGTATTGTAAAACTCTGGGTAGACAATCTGGTAATCACACCAGATGAGATTATCCAAAGAAACGTAGACAGAGAACACCGTGATACCGTCAAGGAATGGCTCAGCAATAAGCGTATTGTTGGTCTACTTGGTGAGAAGTATCGGGGTATCGTTGAAGCACAAGAGCGTGTCAATAAACGACACGGCTCTATAATTGATAATTTCTACAGGAGATAATATGCCTCCATTTACGGCAGCAATCGTCGGTGGTCTAGCCGCTGGATCTGGAATCTTAAGCGGAATGAGCGGAGCTTCTCAAGCAAACGCTCAGGCTATGGCCCAGCAGATGCAACAAGACCAACAGAACTTTCAGAATCGTTGGGCTAATGAATCACAAAATAGAAACATTCTCAGACAGTGGCAAGCTCAGTACCATACGAATAGAGCATTAGAACGCTCGTCATTGCAACAAGCTGTGGCAGCTCAGTACTATGGCACCAAGTCATATCAGAATGCCACGTCAGAACTTAGCAAGCAAACTCGTCAAGTTACAGATCAGGCATTAGCTTCTGCATCCTCTAGTGGTATTTCGTTGAACTCTGCTTCTGTTCGGGCAACCCTCAGACAAGCGGCAACGGAAGCTCAGAAGATGTCCAAGAATATGCGAGTTAATTATATGAACACAATGCAAGATATTTCTACACAACGAGAGAACATCTTGGGACAAAGAAACCTAGCTGCTCCAGAGCAGATGGCTTTCTTAAACACAACGGGCGGTATTGTTAATTCGTCCTCAAACATTATGGCAACTGGCTTGGCTACTGGACTCATGTCTGGTCTATCTGCTGGTATCGGCGCATATAGGGCGGGATCATAATGCTTAATCAAAACAAACTACAGAAGCTGTTTGAAATTGCTACTGGTCAACAACCAGAAACGCAACGTCTAACAGCTGCAAAGAAGAAGACCAACACATTAGATCGTGTAAAGAAGCGTAAGGATATCTTTAAGTCTATCTATAACGATCCGTTTGATGCCTTCGAAAAGTGGTACCAAGACTCTCTTAAGGATGTCTCTTCAGATAACGCTGATGAGTTTTGGTCTGAAGCTGAGCAGGAGTTTCCCGGCAATCCCGATCAAGCTAAGGATTGGTTACGGTCTCAAGTTAAGAAGCCAACCGATCCAGCTGCACGGGAATCGTCTTTACGAAACACAATGACCAAGGCACCGTCGTGGTTAAACCAAGAGCTATCTCCAGAACTAGCAAACACAGAACAAGAAGTAACGTCACAAAACCTAAGCAAGTCACAGCTTGCATATCGCAAGGTTCTTGAAAATAAGATTCAGAACTTTGGGTTTGATCAATTAGATCCAGACGTTCCAGCTGAGATTCACGTAGATGACATGATTAAGTTAGAGCTTATGGGTCTACTTGATAGTGCGTCTATTGTTGATGGTCGCTTTGCAACTATGAATAAGGATGGTTCTATTCACCCAGCATTTGCATTAACGAATTCGGCAGAGGCTGGCGGTGTTGGGCTTGGTCCAGAAACAGAAATCATTACGAAGATGGCTAAGCCGTTGTTTGAACGAGCTGTGGTTGATGGACTAGATACTGGTATCGCAACACAGGAAATGAACAACAGAGCGGTAACAGGTGCTGGCCTACAGATGCTACCAAACATGGATGTATCTGAGTGGTCAACAATCTTAGGAGCAATGCCAAAGCAAGATATTCCAGCTGCTGTTCAACAGGGCTTTAACAGACGGGCTGAGATAGATCCCTTTGCCTCTGGTGAAGAGATGCTAGCTGATTCCCTATCTATAGAGGACTTACTTAGATGATTGAAATGCAAGGACCGGGGGTATTTCTAAATCCCCCTAATCAACCAATATATCAAGAAACACAAGTTAAGCTTCCAGAGAATGTCGTTGGCGTTGGTCAAGGAATTGACTGGGGTGCCATTGGACAATCAGTTGCTCAGTTTGGAACAGAACTCGTATCTTACGATATTGAAGATAAGAGAAATAAAAAGAAGAAGCTACTAGAGGATCTTGAGACAAGAACCAAGATGGGCATTGATCACGCATCAGCCATTAATGATTTCGATTCAGTAGATGCTCAAATCTCAGAATACAAAAAAGGTGTTAAAGATATTGTTGGATACGATATTGATTCTGACGGTGAAGGTCAAACTAGTTCCTATCTACTCGAACAAGCTAGACAAACATCATATGGGTTTGAACTGTACGGTCAGAAGGCCAGACGAGAAACCGCAGACGATGTAATGTTGTCTGCGTTTAACGATGACAGCTTACAGTTTAGAGAGAAATTACTAACGTCCGACAATCAAGCTTTGGATATTGAAGGAAGGCTTGCTCAGCTTGGTCAAATGGCACAAGACGCTGAGGCTAAGGAACAGAAGACAATGGGCGATAGAGCCTTTGGTGCAGCTGTTCGTAAAGAAAGGATTGAACTTCTTGAGATTCAAGCGAAGATGCGTGATGCAAACGCTAAAAATATTCAGGATGTAAAAGACGCAACTCAAAAGAAACGACAAGATCGGATTATCAATCTTAACAAAAGTCTAGGTAAGCAGTGGGAACAACTATCTACTTTAACTAAAGAGGCCGACAGTTTAGCGTCTAAGGCTGATAAGACCGAAGCTGAATTACAAGAACATAGATCTGTTCAGACTAAACTAAATGCACTTGCTTTTAACATTTCCAAAGCAGAATCTATTCTTGAACAAGAGCAGAATGATTTTGCAATGGAGTTTTTTGGTGGCAAGTGGGATAATAATTTTGCGGTAGACAATTTAGGAAAAGAATATGATACAATTGCAGCTGTTAACGATAAGCGCACTACTGCACTAGATTCTATTTCACTTGCTCCATTTAAGAGACAGGCAGAGGCTCAACGGTCTCAGGTTAAAACCGTAAACGATCAGGTAGATTCTATAATCTCTGCCGCTACAGCTGAAATTGCAGCGTATGATTCTGCAATTAAAGTAGCAAGCGATGCGGAAAGAGCTGGTTTAATTTCCCGTAGAAACTTGGCTATCACCCGTATTGAACAAGACTTAATCAAGGTGGTTGAAGCCGGAGTTCCAACCTTTGCTAGAGATCTAACACAAACAGTTAGTGGTCTTAAATTCTTTGGCGAATCTCTTCCATATCAGTATTCCACCAGCGAATTAAGCGTGGCTGCTGCAAATGCGGTTGAGGCGGAAAAGGCACCATATGAAACTATCTATAAAACGTTTAGACCAACTGTTGATAAGTTTAATAACTTTCTCAGCACACGCCTAGATATACCGAACTCAACTGGCGGTGGTGGCTCAGGAGATTCTGATGCACGTCTTAAAAGACGTCTTGAAAATCTAACGATTATAGATGACCTTCAAAAACATAAAGAGACCACTGCATCACCAGATCGCATTAATGAAGCAATGATCGAAAGGGTTCAGCTTGGTGGGGTTAATCCATATAAAGAGAATGGTGTTTTAAAATCATGGAGTGAACTAGCTCCAGAACTTAAGAAAGCAAACATTGTTCTTCCCGCTAATGGTTTTATACACACGGAGTTCTTCTCCAGCTTTCTAGATGATCTACTCAGAAACAATACCCCTCTTGAAGAATGGGATGCTAAAATAGCTAATGCTTTTTCATCACCTGAAAATGAGTTCTATTCTGGTGTGTTCTCAGGAACAAACAGAGCAGCCATTAATGCTGCTAAGGCAGATCTAATTGTTGGTGGTCTTCAAAATGAAGTAACTAGAACCGCAGCAATGGCTGCATTCATGCTATTCACCCCACCAGATAGGGTAAAAGAAAACATTAACATGCTCAGGGCTTCTGGTAAAGCAGAACCAATTGGTATGGCTACTGTTATTAATGAACTAGAAGCGCATGCTACAGGACACCAAGGAAACGGAAGTCCAATAAAATACATTCAAGAACGCAGAGGAGAGATGTCATCTGACGTGTTGAGTGAACTACAACGAATGAGGAAGTTAGTTCGAGAAAGGGAAACCCAGAGTCAACTTCTTGGTACCTATTCAGCGGGAAGTAGGGATACTGTTTCTGAAGAAGTCAAAGACAAAGTATTACTTACTACTCAAATGGCAGATCTTAGAGAAAATGTTTTTGACAAACTAACAGTACGACTAGAACGAGATGGCATTGATCCAGCTGCTTGGAAAAACGATCTAACTGGAAACTATGTTAACGAAACTCTTAGACAGGTTTCAGAAATAGCACTAGGCCACCTTTACGAAGCTGCTTTTAACACAAAGACTGGATATAAAGATGATAACTTGTGGGCGGCAGTAATCCAAAGAACAAATGAATCTCTAAAAGATTTTAAGTTTACTGGAGCCGGTCTAGTACCAGCTAAACGAGACGTACAACCATTACCAGCTGGACTAAGACCTACATATACAGCCGGATCTGCTATTAGCTATGATTTGCAAGATTCTGGTAAGTATGATTTAGATCTTGTACTAGACTCTAATTGGGATACTAACGGATTAGATAAAAATACATTTAGTCAGTATGGTATCTTTAGCGAAGCACCAAACGTAGAAAACCCAACAGCATTCGTTCTTGCAGCATCTACTGTTAAGGGTGCAGATCTTTTAAATATTCCTGGAGATCCGGGAACAAACCTAGTGGCTATTGCTGAGGCTGTGTTGGGTGGTCGAAAAGATAATCGAACTTTGCTTATTGCACAAGCAGCTATCAAAGATACCCGTGGAGCGAAGACTGTACAGGAAGCTATTTCTCTAGCCAAAACAAACATGAAGAAATACATGGATGGTCTAGAGCGTGGTGATTTCGTTTTTGGTGTAGATACTGAAAAGAGCAACATAAATAAATCTCAACTGGTTTCACGTGTTGTCTTACAACAGAAGGGTGGAAGTGTAGTTGCTACATTCCAACCAACTCCAATCCGTAAGTCTCTCGCTGGTACCGATGTTCACCGTAACGCAATGAAGCGTGTGACTAAGGAACAGTTCGGTCAGTGGGGTACAAGACAGATTAATGCTGGTACTGTAGACCATGCCAAGGTTGTGGATTACTTAACAGCGAATGGTATCACTAAACAATCCCTCAGTGAAACCACACAATGGGCATCTATTGGTCCAGTACCAATACCTGTATCAATCCCAAATGAAGATTATACTTACGAGTACATTAATCACTTGGGTACGCCTCAATGGTTTGTTACTAAAGACGGTGAACCACGAAAACCAGTAAAGGGCTTTATGGATACGACTGATCTAAAGCCATCCTCCAGTGAACGCTATGTTTATACTGGCGCTGAAAAGGGATTATCTCGTCGTACTGGTGTAACTGGTATTGCTGGTAAGCCCCTGCTCATGTATGAGTGGAAGGGGATGGGTACAAAGTGGATGCTTGATAAGTCTAGGTATGATATGACTGTTGAATCAACAAGCAAACAAACCTTACAACCAGAAGAACTTGAGTTTCAAACGCAGTGGCGCAATGTTGTTCAAGCACCAACACCGTTTCAACAGACACTAGGTGAATTCTTAGCTCCAACGATGAGACCGAGAAGCGCTAAAGAAGATCGTCCACAGACATCGGATGGTTTTAGTTGGTCGAAGTTTGGAAACGAAGTACAGAAACTTGTTGAACCCGGTGGCGCACCACAGGTTGAACAAGGCCGTCAATTTATTGAAGATCAAAATAGACGCTTTGCATTGTTGGGTGTTACAACCGAAACAACAGAAGAACCAGAATCACGTGGTGGTGTACGTAGCAATGGTCTAATCGACCAGAAGACCGTACTTACTACGGTTGCTGGTAAACCTATTGTGATCTCCTACTCTAAGCCGACCCTCAGTGATAACTGGGTCATGGATGTTATTGAACCAGAGGTCGAAGAAAGCGAAAGCACAAACGGCTTCATGGACTTCAAGCGAGTATCTTCCGTCATCAAGGGCGTTGGAGCTTCGTTCATCTATTCTAAACCAATCAGCAGTAAGAACTGGTCTCTTATTCAAGGACCGATGGTAACGGATATTGGTGGTGCTGTTATTAGATCACTAGAGCAAGGTTATGCAGAAGATCAACCATTCAGTTTGACTCTGCCATCTACCAATCTAGTTGCAAAGGCAGCAGCTGCCGTCAGCGACCCAATCGAAAAGTTTACAATGATTACTGGTGAAATCCTTAGACAAGCACAACTTGCTCTTAAGATTCACCCAACAAATAAGTATCGAAGACAGGAATACGTTAGAGCGCATGAAGCGTATATGAGATCCATATCTCTTTCTGCCGAACGTAACCGTATTCGAAATCAACCGAAACAAGTTATTCGTGACTTTGAAAACTATGTTTCGAAGGAAGCGGATTACTTTGTGGAATACGTTTCCGACAAAGTAGATAATTTTGTAGAACAATGATAGGGTGGGGGTGTAATAGCCCCCACTCTTTATTACAAGGACTTAAATGAATAACGACTTAACTAAGCTTCTCGAAGAGGTTGGAAAGCCTCTTCCTTCGGAGCAGAGTGTTGTAAGTTTTGCAAATCCAACATCCATGTTTGGCGATCAGAAACCAAACATGAATGAGCAACAGATTTTTAATGAGAAGGTATCGCTTGGCTTGCTTAGTCCATCGTTCTTAAACGGACGTTGGACTATGGGTGAATCAAAGCTAACGCGAGAAGAAGTAGGCGATACAGCCCTTGCCTTTACTATTGGTGAAGGTTCTAAGGGTTGGGGTGAACGTAGCATTCAAAAAGACTATAGACTTATTGATCAGTTTGAGAACAAGGGTGATGCCATGTTCACAGAAGATCAACGGGAAACCAGCTATACAGAACAGTTTGTGGAAGGTATTAACTTCTTCAATATTCTTGGAGAGAACGAAACGTTCCGTAGGGCTGATGAGGTTAAGAAGATTCTACAGACCGTAGATCCTGAGTGGACAACGGATAAGCAACTCTCAGCTCTAACGGATTGGCAAGACTCTAATCCAGAAGTAAATGAGTTTATTGCGGCAGCTGGTATTAACATCCAAGATTATGTTCTTGAGACCAAGAATGAGCGTGCCTTTATCTTTAATATTAATGATGCTGTCCAACAGGCTCGTATTAACGTTGGTATGAATCTCTTTCAGCAAGATAACGGATTCTTCTCAAAGCTTGGCAACTCCTTAGTTGAGGGTATAAAAGACCCATTGATCCTTCGGGATATGGCACTCACCAGTGTAGCTACCCTTGGTCTTGGTACCGTAGCTGGCCTTGCTGGGGTCTCTGCCAGAGCCTTGTCTGGGTCAGTTGCTGCGGGTGTTAATTCCTCCCGCGCCCTTAGGGGTTTAAACCTCGTTAGACAGGCCGCCAACACCGCCGCGCTAGCGACAGGCCCAATGACTGGTCTCATCGAAGGACCAGCCTACGCGGCTATTAGGGCCATTGTACCGTCAGCTGGTAGATCAGCTGTCAGTACCCTATCGGCCCGTGGCTTGGCATTAGCCCTTGAGGGTGGTGCCGCCGGGGTCGTATCATCCTTGGCAGACCAGAAGGCCGATAACGAATGGCGTTCCTTGGTCTTTGCAGATACCGAAAAGGCACTTAAGTATAACCTTGGCGAAACCGCCCTAGCTGCTCTAACTGGCTCCCTTGGTGCCGTTGGTGTTGCAAGTGCAGTACGCTTTGGTCTTGGGTCCATCGGTGACTATAAGTATTATAAGACCGGAGACTGGAATGGTTTCCGTAGACAGATTGCAAACTCAATGGATACGTGGGCAACCACCAAGGATGGCGATATCGTCTGGGGTAATACTCTTAGCGATGGTCGTGGTATCTTCTTTGGTGATACAGTCGATAAATTTATGAAGAGCTATGACGGCAGAGACTTTACAAATGTCATGCTCAATGGCTCACGTCTCTTTGGTAAGTTCAATCCCCGTATTGCGGGTAAGATGAACCTTGACGTTAAGCGCGTCATGCCAGTTATCGAAGAGTTTGAGAAGGCAACAGGTGTGGCTGGTGAAGCTGCTATGCTTAGCGTAGATGGCGTAGATCCAGAAACCCGTGGTATCTTTAATCAACTTGTTAACGAGTCAAACCTTGCAGATGCAGACCTAACCATTGATGATGTTAAGGCTGTATTGGTTGATTACAATACCAAGCAACAACCACAACCACCTACGGCAACCGGTCGGTTACTTACCGAATCACCAGTAGCCACCCAGCAAGTTGAGGTTGCAAGACAACTTAAGAGATTGGTTGCTGCCAAGAGTGTTGATAGACGCTTGGAACAAATCGGATTATCATCCGCTACGGTTCTAAACAACGCAGAAGCAACACTTGGTCGCAGTATCAATCTATCGTCAGATGCAGATTTCCAGAACTTTATTACCGCCGCACGATATGAAGCGGCATCAGTAGATGAATCTCAGGTTGTAAATACCTTTAAGAGAATTGTCACTGGTGACTTTGGTGGCGGTCGTGTCATTCCAAAGGAAGTTGTTGATAACATCTTTGTTGCAGCTTTTGGCGATAAGCCAATCGTTGTTACCGCAACGGGTTCAAATAAGAACTTTGCCGTTGTCGTTGATCCAAAGAATAAGGATGTCTTTGCCACCAAGCGAACCTTGGAGAAGGGCGAGGATGGACAACTCAGCATTAAGCTTCGAGCCGATGATCCTAAGTCCCCATTCTTCTCAAAGGATGTCCTTACGGTTGATACGGATACCTTGCAAGCAAAGCTTGTGGATGTAAACGAAAAGCTTAACAAGGCTTGGAATGACGTAAAGACGGCTAAGGTTAAGGAAATAATTGAAAAGGTAAAGAAGACAAAGGTCAAGGAAGAACTTGTTAAGACCTTTGCTGAAGGTACCTCTGTAACCGTAGACAGCATTAAGAAGATCTTTGATCTTACTAAGGAAGAGGCTACGGTTGCTAAGATCATCATGGACTCATTAGGTTATGATGGTGATTCTAATCTACTTAGAATTGCTTCCCTAGTGGCTGATGATAGAAACGCAGAGATCTTCTTCGAGGGTAATACTGCTCTCATTCGAGCTACCAAGTCTTCAGACGTTGGTACCGTTACCCACGAAATGTCTCACTACTTACAGGTAATGATTCTTGATGAACTTACTCCAGACGCTCGACATGCCATTGGTATTACAGACGAGATCTGGGAAAAGTTTAAGGATTGGGTTGGTTATACGGGAACTGAGTGGACCGAAAAGGAATCAGAGAAGATCGCTAAAG